ACACCTTCACCGTTTAAATGAGAACAAACAATTCTATGACCTGGCGTATTTTCTAAATTAGATCCATAGCGATTAGTATGACAGGCAGTAGAAAAACCTGCTAATGAATCATCTGGATAACATTTATTCAATACATCTAAACTAGCATTTGTATTAGACACACCATCAGTAGCAGGGCTATCTCCTAGATCATTATTAATTCTAACTTCATAACAAGCCATTCCCCAATTTGCTGTTCCAGGACTAAGGTTAGCATTTCTAATAATGGGGTTAACTGGTACATCAAAACCAGCATTTGCGGCTTTATAAGCATTAGAAGATAGATCAGCATCTTGTTTTGAACCACTTTTTAATGTCCATATTGCCATTATAAATCAACCTCTTCAAATCTATAATATAATAATAAATCTCGGCTATTTGGCATTAAAGTATTTATACTTTCAAAACTAGTTTTAGCCCCTTTTGATATTGCGAATTCATGTAATTCTCCCATAAATTGTGAGTATAAAGTATTAGTAGTAGAAACTGAATCAATAGTTTCAGTAGTAGCATAAGATGTTGAGCCTTGTCCTATTTTACAATCTCCTGGAGACATATAAAATGTAGAAAAATCTCCTGTATGTATAGCGCTATTAAGTAAATTTCCATCTAAATAAATAGATATAGTACCTGTAATTATATTAAATGTGGCAGCTATATGGTAAGTATTAAGTAAATAAGGTGCTTCTCTTTTAGTGGGTTGATATAGTGTAGTAGCTGAACCCACAGCATGAGTAGCAGCTGTTATTGTAACAGTTGCGCTTGTTGAATCATTAGATATAGAAGATACAGTAGCTAAATAAGTAAAAGTTTGATCACTAATAGTGTATAGTTTTTGTCCAGGATAAAAATAATCACTTTCTCTCAACAACCCATTAGCTAAAGTTAGACTTGTTGCTCCTTCACTAATAGCATTAACTGTAGCTTCTATTCTATCATATTCAATTATATCTGAATCTGTGGAGTATTTTTGATTAGTGATAGTGCCTTCTTTACTTTTACCAGAATGATTTTCTCTAGATGTTATAATAGCACCAGATCGCACTATTGTTTCAGTACTATTTTTATCTTTAACAGATAAACAGATTTGGTATTCAGCTGGTTGATTTTGATTAGTAGTTGTTGTATTTTGTAAATATAATTCTACATTTTCATTCCAGAAAAGTGACATTTTATATCCATCATTACCACTTGCTGAAGCTAATCTATGAGTTTTACTTAAATAAGTATTAGATTGTGATGTGGGATTAAATGCTGTACCAGATCCCGCAATAGTTCTGACTTGAGGTAGAGATTTTTTAGTTAAATATTCTGAATCAACTCCAAAATTTCCTAAAGATGGAAGCGTATAAAAAGAATTACCATTGCCATTAATATCATAGGGAGTGATAATAGTTTCAATAGTAAAAGAATCAGTAGCCCAAATACCATATGTTTGTGGATAAGAAAAATAATGACCTGTCCTTGTGCCCGTTTCACCTTGTCTATATTCTATTGCTAAATATCCATCACACATGACGGGGAATATTAGAGCTTTCTTTTCACCCACATATGTTTGATACATAATCAAACCCCTATTTGTGCTATTTCAAAATCTAACGAAAAATCAACCCAAGGTTGTCCACCAACAAAAGTAGTATTAAAATTTCTAATAAAACCCTTAAGTCCTGAAATGTCTACTCCTGGTGACCAAATTTCATCGTTTCTCACACATTCATATTCACTTGTATAAGCACTATCACTACAAGTTCCTTCTACAAAAGGCTCAGGAAATTTACTAGCTTTAAAAGTAACATGTACTCCTTCACCATCTAATTTACCTTTTTGCCCTTTATCTCTTACATAGTAATTAAAAGGTATTGTTGGTAAGTCATCCATTTCTGTAGATTCAGCCGCCGCAAGTGTGCTTAAAGCGGAATAATACTGATAATCTTTTCCTACTCTTGATGGTATTAAAATTATTAAATTATTTAAACTTTGATGGTGTTGAAATGTAGAAGAATCAACGTATGAATGTATTAATTGAGCAATTTCAAATGAAGTCATTTTAACTGAAACCATTTTTTGATCTACTGCTTCAGGTATACCCCCAGTCTTTGGAAATTCCTCATCTTTAAATTTCTTTGTAATAAACTGTTCCGTTATAATACCACTAATATTTACTGTTTTACTAGCCATTCCTAGATCCATAGCCATTGTTAGAGATTCACCCGTTGCCATTCCAGACATAGGAATAGGAAAAGACGGTATAGTTCTACTAGTTGTAATAGATATATTTTCTGCTTTTAATCCTACCCTATTAACATTTATACTTCCACCTAAATCGCCTCTAGCTTTTAATTCTAATAATACTGTATGTTCTCCGCCGTCTATTATATTACTTGCACTTGTCATTTAATCACCTATGTACTGTTGAAGAAGAAGTAGTGCGGTTAATTTCTTGACTAACTAACCTTCCTACTTTTCTTGCTATATCTCTTAATTCGGTATCTGATGCACCTACTCTTCCTTGAACATTAACTGTTATATTATTACCCATCATTTTTCTAGTATTAGCGTTATTATGAACTCTAGCACCTGCTGGTAATGTTACTAATTCTGGCCCTTCTTCTCCTACTAAATATTTACCTGTTTTAAATACAGATCCACCTTTAGCATAACCACCAGTCACATTACCAGCCCTACCAAGTAAACCTGCTGCCAGTGCTATACCTGCCATAGCTATACCAGCAGTTAGGAAACTCATTCCACTAGCAATTACAGCAATACCGATAAGTAAAGCGCCTCCAATTAATATCACTTTAGACATAAATTTTATCAAATGACCAAATCCAAGTCTAATAAGAAGCCATATTTTTGTCAAGGGCGACTCATCCCCATTCCATATTTCTTTTATTTTAGTCCACGTTTCACCAAAGAAGGATATAATTAATCCCCATGCTATAGTTAAAAGACCCATGAGAATAAACCCTAAAGTACCAGCGGCTATTCTAAGAAAACCTGTAGCTAATAATAAAAGACCATTTAAAAATTCACCATCTTTAAATATTATTTGAATACCATCCCATATATCAACAATACCCTTCCATACCATTTCTAACAAAGGATATAAAGCATTTTCCCATATAAATATAAATTGATGCCAATTTTCTTTAATACCCTCTATCATTCCAGATTGGCGTATTGCCCATACTACCAAAGCTAAAACAGCAATAAATAATAAAACTTTACCAATAACCACCATTACTTTTTTCCAACCATCAAAGAAATTCTTAATACCTTTCTTAAAGTTTTCTTTATTAAAAATACTAGATAAATTTTCCTTTACATTTTTAAGCTGAAAACCGTAATATTGTTTCATAAAACCTTTTTCAGGATCCATATTTTTATAAAATTTAAGCATCTGCTTTTGTCCTTTTGCGGTATCTGCAAATCCTGCCGCCCGCATTTTAAATGCTCCGCCTTTTTGATCTAACATAGCTTGCATATTTTTATAAGCGTTAGGTTTACGACCCCGCCGATGGCGTGGACGGCCTTTCTCGCGCCGCTTGGAATGAACCTCAGCCATATATCGTTCAATTCCACCACCAGCCAGACGCTTTCGGCCTAATCCAGTAAGACTCCCCCAAGGAATTTTTTTACCTTCAGTATCTTTGAATTGAGAGGGTATTTTAAGAGATGTTTTTTTAAATAATTTACCACTGTCACGTCTTAGTTTAAAACTTTTTTTATTTATATTAAATAAGTTAGTTTCTTCTTGCGCCAATTTTCTATTTAATAATAAAGACAATTTTTGAATACCTAGCCTTTCTCCAAAAAATTTAGTATATGATTGATAATCTTTCATTTGAGTAAAATTTTCATCTGCATTACCAGCTTCAGCTTTTGCTAACTGCTCTAAAGAAGAGGTAAGTCTTTTCACCCTATCATCCATCTCACCAACAGTTTCCATCATTTCTGTTTGTTTCTTTATAGCTTCAGCAGATCTTTCATTCATCATAAATATAGCTAAACCTACTCCTCTAAATTTATTTTGTAATGACCAAAAACCAGGTAAAACACCAGATACCATCCTGCTCATAAATCCCCAAAGGGTTGATCTTTTAGATAATTCACCATAAGAAGTAATCATATTTCCTAATGAACTATTTACTTTCTCAGTAGCTTCTTGAACGCCTATATAATCATTCTTACTTTCTCTTATGGATTTAGTAAAAGTTTTAAACAGTTCTAAATCTTTAGCATCCATATCAGTCATATTAACACCCACTTAATGTTTAATTTTTCTAGTTTCTTTTTCTATCATTTCTGCTTTGTAGCCTTCTATTTCTGTGTGTATTAAAAATAAATCTCTAAATAAACTAATTGGTAATTCATATAATTCTAAGGGGCTTACTCCTAATCCTTTTGATAAAGCATAAATCATCATACGAGAGGCAATTTCAGGAGAATTACATATCCCCCTTCTAACTGCCCCTCTGATTAGTTTTTTCGTTCTTCACCACCCTCATCCATTAAATCAAAAGGATTAGGTAGTATTTCTTTAATTTGATTCCCTACATAGGGATTGAGTCTGAGTAAATCAATTGTAGACAGATTAGGTTCTGTTTTCTCTACAAATGTTTCAAATAAATATCTATATAATTCAGACAAATTTAATTTAACATCTTGTGTTCCACTATTCATGTTTAAATCAAATACTTTTGTCTGAGCTTGTTCAATCTCAAAGAAAGTGGGTTCTTTTACCCATACCTTTAGGTATTCCTCGGCATTGGGTTCTATCTGAATCCAATGACACATGCTTTCTTTGTTTGCAAATAACTTGTTTTTATCTTGTACTAATTTTTTCTCCATTTAATTTCACCCTCATATTTACCAACTTACCTTGGGGCCATTATTCATAATCACTTTATCATAAAGTATCCAGCTACTAAAATGCCTATTAAACAAAATACATAATTTTTATGTTTTTGCACTAGTGCTATTAACTTATCATATTTACCATCTTCTAATAATCCTAAATCTTCTAAAACATCTGCTACTTCATCAGCATTTTCTATAACTTTATCTACTACTTCTGTAACCTTTTCTGTTGTTTCGTCTATAATATCATCTTCTGTTACTTCTATTTCTTCTGTCATTTCAATCACCCTTTACTTTCTTTTTCTTTATAACCTTAGTTTTTTTAACTACAGGTTCTGGTACTGTGCTTCTATCTGATTTTGTTTTTCTCATTTTAATCACTGTATAATCCAATGTGTCTTAAGTTCTGCTTTTACTAATTCTAATGGTTGAATTGTCCATTCAACTACTATTGGCCCCTTATCTTCTGGCAAAGGCCATGTATTATTTGTTACCATAAAATTCTTAAAGTGTAGTTTAATGTATTCTTCATTGTCTTTTGTAAATTCTAATTCAATTTGATTTGCTGTAGATTCATCAGCAGTTTCATTTAACAACTCATTAAAGATTTTATTATCTGTAACTAAACCAGTAAATGAGATCTCGTATGTGCGTTGTGAAGGGATAGCGTGTTTGTGCTTTTTATTCACACCAATAAATCTTTTATCAGTTACTGTATTATTAATTGTAAGATTAACATTCTGTATTCTAATATATTCTGTATTCCAGATTTTAATAGATCCTTCGCTGAAGAAGAAAGGTGTTAAGAATTCTTGTTGTTTGCCAAACCCTGCGTTAGTATCTTGATTCCCTGCGGGTGCTCCAAAATTAACAAATTCGTTTTCATCATATTCATTTCTCATAATATGATAATTGGCACCTGGTTCTACTAATGCTTTAGTTGATAAATCAACACTCATTGTTAATTCCATATTTTCATCAGCTGTTAGTGTGAGTGTATTAACTTGATTACCTGTAACAATTCTAGCCATTTTTATTTCTTCAGCTGAATCAGTCATTGATGCACTACCTAATTCTGTGCCTTTTTGATATGCAAATTCTAATGCAAAAGATGGTAATGTTTGAGTGTTTGATTCGTCTAATGTATAAACTATTCCATCTGTAATTGCTCCACTTGTAATTGTGGGGTGGTCTATTTTTACATAATTAGTATGAGATGCTGACGGCGCATAATCAAGCAAAGGCGGGCAAAATGTAGTCGTACCATCAATAACTCTATGGAAAAATGGGCCTTGATCGGAAGCATCACCTTCTGATGTATTGAAATAAAAATCATCATGAGTAGCAGCCGCACTTCCTGATGAAGTATAAAAATTAGTAGGGGTTTGTGTAGTTTCTGTTGGCCCAGTAATATTAGTACAAGCACCTAAAGCATAATAAAGCCAAGCTCCATGATTTGCATTTAATGATAAATTAACACCGCTAACTGTGTGTGCTCCTTTATATTGATATGTCCAATTACGAGAACCTGCTAATGCTAGATTAAGTTGTTTCATTTCAATATCAACTGATGGTGGTGAAATTGATGTAACTAAACCTAACCAATTATCTGATAACAAAGATGTAGAACCAGAACCTAATACTGCTGTAAATGTGGCGTTTGTTGTACCTGCAGTTACATTCGCAATAGCAGGAGCAGATCCATAGCCGCCACCGGCATTTGTGATTGAGGTGCCGCTAATTTCTCCACCATTTACCATTTTAACTATTGTTAAAGGTGGTGTGCTTGCTTGACCGGAATCAGTGACATGACCGCCAACATCATTAGTGACAGTAATAACTGTTCCTGAAGCATTAGCAGTAATGCCCGTTTGAGCACTAATTATAAGTGCTAATTTAGTAGCTATTGTTTCGGCCCCATCACTACTATTAATAGTAGTTACTTCAACATCAGTAGGAGAACCAATACCATGAGAAGGAACTGTCGCACCTGCATCGTCAATATCAAACCAAAAAACTAAACTTAGTGGTGTTCCACCTGCAGTATAAAGTGATAACCATTTTCCATCATAATTAGTACCTGTTTCAGCAGTACAAGTTATTTCGTATTTTTCAGCACTTAATTGATAAGTTCCTGTTGCGGCAACGCTCGGTGAACCACCACTGAATGATAATGCTTGTGATGCAGCATAAGGAATTGCTGCTCCATCGTTAGTTACTGTAATTGAACTTACTAAATTACCAGAACCAGCAAGAGGTATTCCTGGAATTGGAGCGCCAAAGCCTCTAATAATAAAGTAATCATCTGCATCAGCTAAAGTACCTATATCAGCTTGAGCAGCTTCAACGTAAAAAGAATCAGAATCATTATATTTAACTACATAAGAAGCAACATAAACACCAACTTGATAAATATCTAAAGTGCAACCTTGATAAATATCTGGTATTAAAGCACTATACGCAGTAATCATATTAGCATGAAGCTGTATTTTTACTAAATTTCCATTCGCGTCTGCAGTGAAACCACTGCTTGTTGACCCCCTATATTGATCTGACGAGGCATTATATTGACTCGTAAACCTTAAATCCCCTTCTGGTATAAAAGTGACACTCGTGCCACTTCCTAACCATGTATCTGTTCTTACCATTTTTTTTCACCTTTTTACTTACAATGTTATTGCGAAATTCTTTATTTCTAAATTTACCTTATACCCAAAAATCTTATTTTTCTTATCGTTGCTATCCGTTCTATTACCTAAATGTATTTGATCAAATTTTCTTGAATCTGATCCCACCGTTACTGTTGCGCCCTTTCTGTTCTGTTCTATAGTACGTCTCAATACCTTATAAATGCTTTCCAATCTATCTAATCCAAATGAAGTATCATCCAAAGTAATTTGTTGTATAGCCCCACTTTGCGCTGCATAATATTTTCTATTATCGTGTTTTGTCTTAATATTTATACTAAAAGTATAATTTTCATCCCTAACTGACCAATCTAATGTTGGGTATGTTAAATTTTGACCCATTTCCATTACTATAATCACATCATTAGTAGTTGCTAAATTGCTAGCATGTGTTCCATCACCCTCTACTCTTTTACTTAAATCAAATCTTTGTGCTTTATTAGGCACTAAGTTTCTTACATCAATAATGATTGGATGAATACTATGTTTATACGTTATATCACCAGCAGTTAATAATGCCGCAGCATGAGTATCCCAATTGTTTTCTAATAAATTAACAATATAACTTACTTCATCCATGATGCAACCCCCATCAATAATTTAATAGCTTTCTTACGTGATTTTCGTGTTAATAATTCTAAGATAGATTTATTAATAGAATCCTCATCCATATCTTTAGTATAAAAACCAATAGCATATAAGCCTTCTTTTAATTCAAGATACTTTTGCAATTCGTGAGCTAAATCACTTTCTATTATATCTAATTCGTTTTCAATATCCATATTATCCAGCATCCAAGTAATATAATAACCTTTTCTTAAACTGCAATTCTTCCATTGCTTGAGTTCTCCATGTATCCATCTTAGATTTCAGATCTATATTAGAAGAAGCATCGCCAATAAGCATTGTTGAATCATCAGATTGTATTAATTCGCATCCTACTAATTTTGTAGCAGCATCGGTAATTACTGCGGGCACTCTTATATTACCAGCAATATAACTAATGCGTATTGAATGTTTAAAAGTATAGGGATAATTAGATCTAAAGTAAATATCACCTGTTTCTTGCATTGTCCAATAACTATTTAATCTAGCCATATCTTCATTATCAGTAAAATCGGTTTTAGATAATCCAGATCCTGAGACTGTTACTGTACAATTAGATCCATCATCACCTAGTAATAAAGAAGAAATAATAACTTTTGTTTCATCTTCTGTATCAACAGTAGCGTAAAAGTATTTTGCTACAGTATCTGCTGATCCACTTAATCTTTTAGTTGCAGTTGCACCTGTCAAAGAAGATGTTTTAGATGGATAAGTTTCGTTAATTAAATAAGCTAATTCTTGAGCGGCAGTTTTATTTCCGTAAGTTTCATTCCATTGAGCAGCTGATGTTCCCCCTGTTAAAGTATATGTAGTACCGCTATTTGGTAATTGTAGTGTAATATTAGTTATATTTGTATAATCACTAACAGTTACACTGGCAGTAGCTGATGCTAATTCTTTCCACGAAGAACCTTGCCATGCTTCTAATCTAATAACCTTTCTAAGACTTTCATGGTGTAATCTAATTTGTCCTACATAATCCCTATATTGATATATAGCCCAACGATAATCTTGAAATTCAAAATCATGATATTCATTTTCTACAAAAATTGGTCGCCATGAATCTCTAGTAAATTCATCAATAAAATCTTCTGTTCTTTTTATTAATTCACCTACTTCTGCTAATGTTGGAGAAGTTCCTGAAGTAAAATCGCCTACTTGTAATAACTGTGCTATTAATTGATAATTAGTATAATGCCCATTACCATTAGTATAGTCGTTTGCCATTGATTTATAATCGGATGGTGTATTTGTTTTCATATTTATCTCTCCTTTGGTGGTGGTGGTGGTGGCGCCATAAACGGACTATTTGATGGTGAAGGTAATGGTTTATAACCACTTTCTCCTTCCATTTGCATCAATATAGTTGTATCTTCATCTAATCCATCTATATCCCAACCAGTAGAAGGATCCCAATATGCGGGTAGTAAGTTGCCATTTTCATCTTCATAAACACCATGCTCTTCAGGTTTTGCACTATATCTATCATCACTAAAACGAGTAAATTCACCTTTTGTAGAAATTAATTCTATAAGGTGTTTCCATTTATTCCAACCAATACTGTCTTTAGTATATGGTTTTCCTGTATGATACGGATTAGTAGTATTTATAAAAGTACGAGGGGTAATATTTATAGAGTGTACTACATTAGGATCTGGTCGAGTTTTCATATCTTCTTCTGTAAGTTTTATTATATTCCACCAAGCTTTTTTCATTTCATCTTGCCACTGACTAGCAATGCCAGGTTTGTTAGCCCATAGATATTTACGCTGTCTTTCACTAACAAAGGGCATTAATCTACCACCTCTAATAATTCTTTATATCGTCTTTGTACATTCCTGAAAAATTTTCTTCTATCGGGATTAGTAGCTTGACCAGCTTTTTTTTGTTTTTCTCCAGTAGGCCCTATTCTTTGACGGTATGTTTTAGATGCCTTCGCGTGTACATCCTTTATACCAGAAAGATAGGCTGTGCCTTTTTTACCTTCTTTTCTTCTTCCAGTAAATGTATATTTTTCCTCTTCTGTATAATGAATTTTGCCAGACAAGGTTATTTTATTAGTATTTATATTAAATTTTAAATTTAGACCCTTTTCTGTTGCATCTCTTACTTTAATCCTGTATCTAAAGAAGCCGTTATTAAGTTCTGTATCTACTAGAGCAGAAGCAAACAATTGTTTTAAATTAATTAATTGAGGATTCAGTAATTCTTTAGCTTCTTTATTTGAAATCTTTTTAAATTTAATATCTAAATTTTTATGATGACCCATTATAATATTTCTAAGCTGCCTTATACGACTAAGATTTTCTCTATTTAATTCAGCTGGAAGATTTTTAAATTCCCCTATAAACTCCTCTTCACTATATTCACCAAAATCAGTCATATTAGAAGAATTAATATATTTTCTTAAAAGTTTAATAAAACCAACATCTCTAATATTATTTTCTTTAATTCTATATATTTGGGAGCTTAATTGTTTTAAATTTTTAATAGCATCATAACTTAGTTGTAAATTATGATAACCATATTCTTCTATTTTATTTATTAAATTACCAATTAAAGCGATTTCTTCTTCTTCTCTATCATCAAAAGATTCTTCTTCTAATGCTTCTTGAAGCATTTGTCCTTCGTCTTTATCATCATCAGCTTTTTCAACTTCATCAGTTTCTTTAACTTCATCAGTTTCTTCTAAATTTGATTTATATTTATCAATAATCTCATCTAAAAAATCAATAGATAATTCTGTTTGTCTAGCTAAAACATCTACTTCATCAGATAATAAAATATTTCTAATTTCATCATAATCTTTATTAAAATAATTACTATCATATCCTTTATCATATTCAAAATATTCTTCAAATTTTTCATTAGATTTAAACTCATTTAATAAATCTAAACCTTTCATTATTTCATTATATAAATCTTGATCAAATTCTTCTATAAATTCTTCTTTAGTATCTGTAAGACCTTGACTATTTATGAAATTTTTAATCAGATTTAATAAAGCAGTATAATGTTCTCCTGCTGAACCTTGAGTGAGTCTATTTCTTACTTTCTTAGGCATTTCTATTTCACCCTTAATTACCATAGTATTGCCCCTTTTACTTCCTTCTGTAACAACAATAGGCACAGTTGAGCCCCCAAATAATTTACTTGCTAAATAATTTTTAGGATCAAATAAGAATCCAGAAGGAGGGGGTTTTAGTTTAACTATAAATACATTAGATTTTTGTTTAGATATTTTAAATGTGCCTTGAATATTTAATTCTCTGTGTTTAAATAGCATATCTATTATATCATTTACTCCCATTTTAATTTCATAAGTTTCACCAGCTTTTCTTGGCCTAGTAACTAATTTAGAAGTTAATAAAGAATAGTCTTTAAACCATGTTTCCATGTCTTTTTGCCTTTTATTTGATTGTATTTCATCTGCTGGTAAATATTCTACTTGTTCGTATTCATGTCCTTCTGGCTTTTCTTCACTAGCAAAGGCAGTTTTTTTAGAAGCAACCCTTTTTACTTTATCTGGATCATCTAATTGTTCTTGAATAATTTTTTCTCTTTCTTGGAGTATTTGATGTTTAGTAACTCCTGGATAACGTTCTGCTACTTCTTCTTCTGTTAATTCTCTAAATTGAACTTCATCAATTGAATACCCTAAAGCTCTAGCTAAATCTTCATTTTGAGGAGCTAAAGATATGTATGAATAAAATTCGGGAGCTTGATCTGAAACTGATGGGCCAGCTATTTCTTTTAATAAAATTTCATCATTAAATGGTTCTTTTGACCCTTCTCTTGATTGAATTTCTAATGCCTCTTTATTATCTTCAGCAATATCAATTTCTTCTTCTTGAGCAATTATTCTTTCTTCAATTTCTGCCTTATTTGAAGCGTCATTTAGAGAAGCTCTTAAATCTCTAAGACCTTTTTTTAGTTTTGTTAAGTCCTTTGTATATTTATCAAGTTGTTCATCTAAAGCATCTTTTTGTTTTTCAGTTAATTCCATATCTTTAGATATAAAATTTTCTTTATATGACGCATCAGCCCCAAATAATTGAGGGGAAGTAAATAAAGTCTTTAAAGTTTGTTTTTCTAACTCATCTAAAGCTAATTTATTAATACTATTAAATTCTGATAAATTAAAAGCTTGCCTAAATTCGGGCATTTCAGCCCATCGTCTAGAATTATATAACCATCTAGGAAGCTTTTGTTTGATTTTACTTTGTTTTTCAGATTTAGTAGAGGGCATAATAAATTTATAAAATATACCAATCGCTACATCAACATTCCAAGAAGCGGAAGATTCTAAGACTGTAGAAAATGCAGGTACTGTTGTGCTCTTATCACTAGACACACGATTACCCCTCAGTTAATATATACATGTGCTGAAGTTCCTGTGCCTGTCCAACCGCCGTCAATATATAAACCGCCGCCACAATAAACACTGGGAAATGACATATCAAAACTTGATGTTGCTGGTACTATTATTCTTGCTACTTCATAGCCAGCAGTATTAGTAATATCATTATAAAGTAGATATAATTGAGGCCCACTATGAGCATTATAAATTTGTATTCCTACTAAACAACAAGGTTGCGCTACTGATAATTTCGTATCCGCTTTACTAACTTCATCAGAAGGAGCAACAGAAGTAATCATTCCATTAGCGGTAATAGAAGTTGGTATAAATAAAGAATTATTACTAGCAGTATTACTGACTAAAATTCTATCTCCAACATTAAATAATAAATCCATTTTTTCATTTGAATCATCTAAAACAATTGTTGATGTGCCATTATCAAAAGTAACTGTATCAATATAATTAGCTCTTTCACCACTAATTAATCCATCAGCAGCGACTCTAATAGGTCTTGTTTTCATATTTTTCTCTCCTAATTAAATGTAGTACCTCTCCCTTATTAAATCTAAGGGAGAGAATACTACAAGTGTTCGATTTACTTTTCACCTTTTGCTGTTTTAGACTTAGTTGTTGTAGTCTTTTTAACAGGCTTAGATTCTGTTTTCTTAGGTGCAGGTGGATTCAATAAATTTTCTAACCCAGCTACAGGATCTTCACCTAGTCGCCCAAGTTCTTCCTCTGTTAAAGTTAGCATATATCTATCCATCGCATAAGCCATTATTTGAGCCATTTAATCACCTCAAATAGTGCCCCAAACACGCAATCTTAGCGTCACATCGTCAATATTTGTTGCATCAGCAAGTTCTTGGCAATCGCCATCATTATTATAACAAATGATTTTAAAACTACTACTACTTTCATATAGACCTGTGCCTAAACCAACGTCAATATAGACCCCAGTTTCACCTTCAATATCAGCCTGAGATAAACCTGTAATTGCTACTGCTGAAATAGTATTTAATCCTAAATCAGAAGCATTAATTACATCTGCAAGATGATAAACTTGAATCTTCACATGGCAATCAACACGATATTCGTGGCCCACTACTGTTGGATTACTTTGCCCTAAATGATCATTTAATACATTTATTTGTATTGTCATTTAATCACGCTCACTGCAGGTTAGTTACTTTACCTTGTCCTCGGAAGAAAGTACACCCAAGTTCCATCATGGTTCTATACAATCCACGATTTCCAAGCTTTCCAACACCGAATGGATCTCCAGAATCAATACCGCTCTCAAAGTATTGAGTCGGCTTCAATACAGACATGAAAATATGGTCTGTATCTAAGATTAATATGTCACTTAGATTTCCGCTAGTATTACCACTATTGGTAGTATTAGGCATATCCTTTGTACAAATGATAGGAATATCATGGTATGTTGCTACCTTGAATCCTACTTCACGACCCTTTACACCCTTTACACCATTTACAGTAGGTACAATTTCTGCCCTACCCATGTATCTCTCTTGAGCCTGTAATAGCTCTCCAAGGGTTTGTAGTGTATCATATCCTGTAACCATGACCTTTGGAGATCCACCTTCTGTGTGAATATCTCTTAGGACAGTATTCAAGATATTAATTGTTAAATTTCTTCTGCTAGCTGCTTGATAATCACTACCATAATTAACAACAGAATCTAAGAAAGATGCTGCTGATGTTCTTAGTGTTGAACCATAAAGCTGCTTTAGACGTGCATTAATTGAACCATGTGCAGTATATACACGATTAGTATTTTGAGCAGCGTCTAAGTGTGCCTTACTATCTACTAACTTAGGTAGACTTGTTAATGTATGTGTTAAGTCTTGAGCATTGTATGATGTAATGTTTTGAAGAACCATAGCATTCATGACTTCTGCATGAGTTACTCCTATTTCTTCACGATAAACTGCCATCAAATCACCTAATGAATCATCTACTGAACCCATTGCTTGAGCTACTTCTGAAATTTCAAATTGATGAGCAACAGTCTTAGGACTAATATGCAATACATCAAAATCAGGTCTAATTGGTGATAGACCAGCAGCTGCTACAGTATATGCTCCAGCACCTGTTCCATCTTCAGTAGTAAATGCTTGATTTTCTGCTACACCACCAGCGATAATCTTCTCACTATCAGTTAGTGTAAAACTGCTTGTAGCACCACCAAGAGCACGAGACTTAAGTACTCTATATCCACTTTGCTTGTAAACTTGCTTTGGTAGAACGCTTAGAGCATTAATTTCTCTATTTAACATAGTCCAAACTTTTTGTCCATAAATTAAATTATAAACATTTGGTGTGGTTAATGAACCTGCACCTGCCCAAACTCCGCCTTCGTGTGCTTGATGTATTCCAGTTACGGAGGAATAAGCCTTCAAAATACTATTTGAATCCCAACCACCATAAGTCGCCTTTTCTAAATCTTGTAATGTTTTAATACTATTAATTGCTGTCATTTAAATCACTCCCTTAGTACCCCATTTCCTTTCTGAGATCTTCTAAATCTGCCCAGGATAAATCTCCAATATTTGCAACTGATTCTGCAATATGTTGTGGTACTTGTGTTTGGACTGGTTCTTGTACTTTAGCAATTACATTATCTGTATTTTCTAAAGACTCTCTTAAATCACTAAATTGCGCCTTTAGTATTTCTACTTCTGCTGACGCATCATAATTCTCTTTCTTAATTTGTGCTGTTTCTGCGCTTACTTCAGCAGCATAACGTGTTTCAAACTCATTCTTTACAATATCATAGGCACGAGATTCTTCTCGTTCTCGCTTAAATTCAGCATACGCCTTTTCAATGTTTTCATTTGAAAGATCTAAACTGTCCAAATTATTTGATTTTCTTGCTTTCCATTCACTAAAATCTGAATCAGCTGCTCCACTGGATGCAGTATATTCACGACCAGTAACTTGTCCTGTTGGGTTTCCCCCAAAAGGTATTGATGTTTCAGCCTTTTCTTCTAATTCCTCATCTGCATAATTGTCTCCTTCTTCATCGGATTCATCATCTGCAGCAAGGACATCTTCTCCTTCATCCAGTTCTGGCATCGGTTCATCTTCTGGTAACGGTGCCTCCCCTTCTCCAAATTCTTTTTGCATTGTACCAACTTCCTTTTTTAGCTCCGATAGGACACCATTAAATTCAGCCAGTGCTTTTTCTATTTCTTCTGACATTTTGTCACCTTTATTCATTTGTTTTACTATATCAAATTTCGCTTCAGGGTTAATACCCTCTTCACAAATTGTTACTTCGTGTAACTCTAACTTATCAATCTCTTTATATGTTCCCACATCAGCATCATGCACATTTCTTTTCCTAATTGCTTGACCACCAATGCTAAAAGATCGTAATTTTCCTTTTCTAATTTCTCTAGCTACTTCTTTTGCTTTTTCTATATCATCTCTTATTTTAATTACTACAAAGAATCCAACATCATCTACGCCTGTTTTTAATAAACGGCCTTTAGTATCTCGCCAATTTTCTAATACTTCACCTACTTGAACGTTAGAATGGGTTAACATGACGTTTTTATATTCGCTACCCATAAATTTTTTAACTGCTCCATTTAAAGCATCTAATGTGATTTTATCATTTTGTTTATCTACTACATCAACAGAAGCATATCCTGCAATAATTAAATCATCAGTATTCTTTGCTTTTAAAATTGCAAATTCGCCACCCGAAGTAGCGTTATTTCCAAACATAGGCAAATTAAGGGCTGCGCTAACCATGCTATCACTCCTTGTTAGTTTCATTTATATATAAAGGCTTACCCGTTTTATCTAAATAAGTAATAGTATTATACCTATCTTCATTAATATTCCAAACACCTTCATCACTTTCATCCGAAGTAGGTTCTAAATCATCTGCTCTAAATACCACCCATTGATCTTTATTATCAATAGGTACTATTCTAAATAATAATCTAATATTTAATTGATCCCCTTTTAATATATATTCATGAAAACCATTTCGTTGTGAACCTAATGTGACTTTACCCTTTCTCATTATGTCTTCTTTTTCTGGTTTATCATCAATCATAGATCTAAACTTATCATTCTCTCTAATCAATCTATTATAATCTTCTGATTCATCTTGTTCTATTCTCCAAGACATTTCATTATCTCCAAGATAAATACAGAAATTTATATCACCATCTTTTCTATTAGAAAAAATAAATTTTCCTGTTTGTAATTTATTTGGAGTATCATATTTTTTATCTAACATATCTGTATCAGAAGTCACTTCATCTTTTTCTTTATCTAAACCATATGATTCAGCATTTCTACCTAATCTATTTTCAAAGTCTTTTCTTTGTTTTTCTTTATCACCCTTAAAGTTTCTTTGCATTAATCTTTTATGGTTTTTCCACATATAATCCCAAATCTCATCTAAGGATTTACTATATTCTTTTTCAGGTTCATGTAGTCCTTCAATAAATATTTTAACTTCACTTAAAAATTCTGATCTGGCATCTTTTAATAATTTAGCTAAATCGTCACGCCAAATATCTAAATCAATAATAGCGTGTTTAGCCATTAAATTATTTTCATCAAAACCATATAAAACTACCTCTTCTTTCTCTTCACCTATTTTTAATATAGCCTCACCATGTATGTCATCAGTAATAGTATAACCTTTTTCTAAAGCTTGTACTTTATAATCTCCTAATGATTTTTTATTACCCTCTGCTAATAATTGTAAAGTAATTACTTTATCTGGTAAATCAACTTCTGGTATTTCAATTATAAGAGCATTATAAATACTATAACCTTTACCTTTCTTTTTAACTTCATCTACTTTAACTCTAACAATTGAACCTTTATCTAATTCTTTTTTAGTATTTAATGCTTTACCTACATTTATATAAGATTCATTATTTATTTCTACTGTAGATCCATAATCAACATCTTCACCTATTGGCCCTGCTCCTAAAGTGTAACTAAATGTACCATTTTTATTTTCTCTTTTATCTAATATTATTAAATCAAGATCAACAAATTTTTTCCATTTAATCCATTTAGGATTTTTCTTTTTACCAACAACATATGAAGAAGCTAAGTCTTTAATTACTACCCCTTCTGATGTAGGGTTTTCCATAATTTCTTTAGCATATTCGGCTATTTGATCTAAATTATCTGCAATTCTAGAATCCTGTTTATTAGGAAATTGTAAATAATCGTCTGAATGAGGAGCAAAATTTTGTTGTAAAGTTTTAAATCTATCATCTAATTTATTCATTGATACATTTTCTTCCTCATGTTTCATTATATCAAATACATGTATTTTAACTTCACCTTCATCTCGCCCATTAACATAAGCAATTGTTTCTGCTCTATGTAGAGGTTCTCCCTCTTTATATAAAACTGCTTCCGCATCTAATATGCAATCTCCAAAATGTTTTGCACTTAATATTTCTTTTTGTTTTGGGAATCTATCTGTAATTTCCCTACCCTTGAAAGAATATATTTTAATTGAATCGTTTTCTTTATGAATTTGTATTCTCATACCATCAAATTTTTCTTGTACTAACCAATTACCTGTAAAACCTTTTAATTCTTCAATATCTTCAATATTAAATATCCTATACATTGGTTTATTTGGAACCATAAATCCTTGTTCTCTTTCATCATCATCAGATTTTTTAATTTCTCTATCATGATCTTTCTGTGATTCTAATAAACGATCCCATTCTTTATCATTAGAAGTTTCCATAAAAACTTCTTCTAATAACGATAAGGCTGCTCTATATTTAGTTTTAATCCTTTTGAGATCATTATCATCCCCATAATGTTGTGAAAGCCAAGGTATAATTTGTTTAGCAGTTAAATCTAATCCTGGATATTTATTTGTAAAATCATCTATAAATTCTGAATGCTTTTTCCATGATTTTACAGGTAAAGATTGTGAATTTTCTCTAAATGACCAATGAAGAAATACTGCTAATTTTTCAATATCTTCTGCTAAAACATCTATTAATTTATCACCATATTTTTTCTTAAATGGGTCTTTAGTAGATTCACCATCATTTCTTAAATTTTTAATTGCTTCGTAAACATGTTGAGAATTAGTACTTTGTGGATCCACAATATCATCTGCAAATAACTCACCTTCATTAATTTTATTTCTTAATAAATCTCCCAAATCATTTCTATCATCCCATTTATCTTTTAATTTATTAATAAATTTAACCCATTCTTTTTTATAAGTTTTTGGGTTATCTCTAGCACTTAAATAATTAACTCTAGCTTCTTCAAATAAACGCCTAATATCAACCGCTATTGGGTCAACGTTTGCTTTGATAAATGGGGTTAGTGTCATTGTAATCTCTCCTAAATTTATTGTCTGCCGGTGCGTTTTTTCCAACTCATTTTAAATCACCTATTTATCCATCCACTAGGACTTTTTGATGAGCGTTCTAATACAGCACCACTATTATCATATTCCTCTTCTGTTAAATAGCCCATTTGATATACTTGCTTTCCAGCAAATTTATTGTTATGTCTTTCCGCCATTGATTTTGCATCCGCTTCTGTGGTTTGCCAACGCCATGCCGCTTCTTGAGATACAGGTTTTCCACTAGTATTAACAATTGTCAGTATCCATTCATTATCGTAATATTTTTTATCTTCTTTAAGTATATCTTTCCAACTCATTTTAATCATCATCTATGCCTCCATCTTGTTGTTCATACCCATAATAATTGTCTAATACACTACTAATTTCACTTTTAATTTTTTCAAGTTTAGGTTGTAGAGTATCTAAATCTTGAAGTTCTTGAATTTTAAAATCTTTAATTAGATTTTCAAGCCTAGCAAGAGAACTAACAAATAGACCTCTATCAAAATCTCGCTTTCCTGTTTTAATTTCAAATTCCCTTACAATAGGGATAAATTTATTTTTTTCATTTTTAACTATATCTTTCCAGTTCATTTTAAATCACTCTTCTTCCTGCTTGTTTTTCAACCATTCTTGGTGTTTAGCTGTTGATCTAATATGAGTTTTCATAGCTTCTGCTTGTTCATCAGTCACCCCATCGCCATTATAATAATAACGTTTCCCGTCTACAACTAGGCTTGGCTTGTCCTGCCGGTGCGAGACATACCAAACTGGAGGTAAATGACGAAAGGGCTCTTTTTTTTTATCTACCTTTATTATATTTTCCCAACTCATTTTAATCATTCCTATATGGATTTTTTCTATTTTTTGATTCTTCTAATTTTTTTCTTGATGCGTCTAATCTAGCAAGTCCAGCATCCATCTCTTCTGCTCGTTTAATATCTTCTTCAATAGTTGGTGGGGTTTTATCTGGAAACATTTGAGCAAACTCACGCAAAGCATCAGCCATTGATGTTCCTGTTTTTGCCCTATTTAAAACAAAATCTTTAGCAGATTCTTCTTTAATAATTTTAAACCAATTCATTAATAATCACTCTCTATCATCTTGAATAGAAGGTTGTTTTCTATTATTTCCTGGTCTCATATCTGCAGGAGTATGTGCTGTTTCTTGAGGCACTCTTTGTGTTAAGCTTTGTTGGTTTATTACTTCTAATGTTTGTTTTAATTGATTAGTTAATTCTTCCATAGTGTGCATTATTGCCTTATAATCTGGATCCTTATCATTTAATCCAGCAATGCCCATTAATCCACTTAATTCACCCATTTGGCTATTAGGTTCTCCGGTTTGTTGCATAAAATTACCAAAACTTTTAGTTTCTTCATCACTTTTTTTGCCATCTAAACCTCCAAAAAAGAATTCGCTAATTTTTCCTTTATAAGCTCCATCTAAATTACCTTCAGTCTTATGTACCCAACCTTTACCAGCAACATATTCTCCTTTACTAATAGATAAATCATTTGGCCCTGCTTTACTAGGAACTAATAAACCCCTAGCAGGTTGAATTACTAAATTACCTTCTTTTTCGGCTTTAGGTTTCTTTCTCTTTACATCTTCAGCATTATCTGGATCAACTGGGCTACCAATTTGATTATTTACTATTGCATTTTTGAAATGCTTAATAGAAGTTAATGCCATTGTAGCTAAATCATTTAATTCTCTTTCAGCTGTTAATAAACTTGCTGGTTCTCTTTCATCTTCTTTTGCCATTTTATTCACCTGTTATCTTTGCTGCTAAATTATTTAATTGATCCCAATCCATTTTATTAATCATATCACTATCGGGCATTCCCGATGTATTTTGATTAACTTTAGGAGCGGGTGTCACTGCCTTTACTAATCCCGTTTTCATAAGCAAATTATCTTTATTATAAACTGTATATTCAAGATTAGTTATTTGTTCTTTCATTTTCAATAATATTTCTAATATTTCTTTATTTATTTCATCTGTCATTTTTATTCCTCCTTTTCTTTGGGAGCTCCTAATTCTTCTAATTGCCGCCCAAGATTTCTTAATTTCGTATCCCTATTATGTCTTAAACTATCTGATATAACCTTTATTGTTTTTTCACTTATTTCTGGTTTATCTTCTTCACCAAATATAATTGCATAAACTTGTTTGCTACTTAAATTATCTGAAATAACATCCCCAAATTCCTTTATATTTTCTATAATTTGATCCTTAAATCTTTCAGCATCTCTAACATTAGCTCTTTCAATTGCGCTATCTAAATCAACAACAACATCTCTTTGTTTTTCTTCAATAACATATTGGTCTTTATCATCATCTTTTTTTCTTCTTAATAAAGAACTAATACCTCTTAAAGGAAAAGCCTCAGTATGAGCTTCTAATAAATATGAATATAATTCTCTATCTCCTATCTTTTGAGATAAATTTTCTTTAATTTCCTTTTCTGTTTCTTTAATTAATTCTTCATCAAAATTAACTTTACCTGCTAAAGATTCTCCTTTCATGATTCTAGCTAAAACAGGAAATAATTTTTTAGCTTCAACATCTCTAGTCATATATGTTTTATACCTTCTAGTAAATTTAGGTAAAATTCTATTATCTGTAATAAAAGTATTATCATTGATAACACTTATTAATTCAGGTAATACCTTTTCATTAAAATCTAATAAGTCTTGTACTTCAAAAGGTAATTTTTCTATAGGTTTCTTTTTTGTTTCCTGCTGCAACCTTTCTTTTCTTTTAGCACTTCCTCTTCTTAATTTTGGATCTAAATTCAAATCAATCAAATCATCTGACACAACTCGTGGTTCTATTAAATCTATATACACGTCTAACATATGTAAAAATTCTTCAACACCAGCATTAGGTAGAATAACTTTGAAAGCAGCATACATTATACCTCCAGCTCCATCATCATCAAAAGAATCAATTGGCCCAGTAGGTATATTAGGTATTTCTTCTTCTTGTAATAAGTCTGTAATAAAATTTGAATTTGGGTTTGGTTCCACATCTCTTAATATGGATTTATTAAATAATTCTGCCATATCGTTTTTATGAATTAATATTCCGTTACCAAAATTCTTTCCTAAATATCCTAGATCTGGGTGCTTAACTAAATAATGATTAGGAGTAGGAGCTACTACAGTATTATTTGCTAATGAACGGCCAACTAATGCATATCTTCCATGTCTAGTATCTATTGGTGAAGGCTCTTCTCTTTCTCTTCTTGCTCTTTCTGGTACTTCATATCCTAACTCTCTTAAACGAGCATCTTCTTTCTCGTCTTTTAGAATAGATTTCCAGTTCATTTTAATCACCTAAGCTCTTTTTGCAAGTTCTAAAGCATTAACAGCTCTTCTTAAATGAGGTACTTTATCTGAATTATTATCGGCATCTGTAGCAATTTTTTCATTAATAGCAGAAATAATATTTTCAATATCAACATTGACATTTTTCTTTATTTTATTTTCCCAGCTCATAATGAACACCTTATTCTCTTACTACTGCAATACCTGCTTGTTGAATTTTAAATCTAATTTGACCTAAAACTTTTCGTTGATTAGTAGGATCTTTTCTTGCTTCTGCCATTAAACCAATTATATCATCTACTAATTCTCTAAATTGTCCTGTTGCTCGACCAGCTGTTTGTGTCATAACATCTCTTCTATCAAAACCACTAGGACTTACTGGTTGATTTTCTTCTACATCAGAATCTTGGCCTTCTAAATCTACAGGCTGTTTTATTATTTTTTTCCATTCCATTTTAAATCACCTTATTTATCTTCTTTTGGTCTTAGACCTTTCGCTCTTAATTTAGTAAGCATAATACCACCAATCTCTCTTTGCTTACCCACCTCAATATTTCCTTGAATTGCTAATTCAGCTATTTCTAAGAATAAATCTCCATAATGGCCTCTTGTAGTAGTCATACCATGTAGTTTGCGACTTAGATCTTTAATTCTTTGTGTAGGTTTAATAGAATCTCCTACATCTGTTTCTTCATGTCCTACCAAAGATTGTTTTTCATCTCTTGAAATTTCATTTCTTTGCCAAGTTTGTATTTTATTAATTTTGGATTTTTTAATTCTAGCTGCATCTTTTTTATAATCTGGTGTCCAAGTCATAATTAGACCTCCTTCCATTTATTAGGTATTTTTGGCCCGCCTACAATAACACCTGGAATTTTTGTATCATTAGATAACGTTTTATCCTGTGGTGGTTCTGGTAATCCAGGTGCCATATTTTTAGTAACCTTTTCTTTCTTTGGATTATCTAATTTTCTCTCTATCTGTTTGATAGTCGCTTTTGTTTCTTTTAATTTATTTCTAATTTCTTCTGTCATATTTATTCTCTCCTTAAACGCTTTACCCAATCTGGATCTTCTTCTTCATCATCCTGTCTAAAATCCAATTCTTTTTCTAGTTCTGTAATAATATTTTTATAGTATAATTTTAAATCTATACCTGGTATTCTTTGTTTTGTTTTTTTAGGTATTTGAGGAGCTCTTTTCCAAGATTGTTTGGCGGATTCTAATTTATCTAAAATTTCATTTTCTTCTAAATCTTGATATGGTCTTTTAGGTTCTATTCTTCTTCTATTCCTATTTTCTCTTTTAGAATAATTAGGATCAAGTATAGGGTCTCCTCTTACTTCATCCCCAGGATCTTCATATTCCTCATCTTCTATTAAACCCTCACCTTTACTCATTTTAACCACCCGCTAATGTGTCGCTTTCACATATAGGACAACCTGTTCCTGTGTATTCATGACCACATTCTTCACATTTTTCCCATTTTAATTTTAATAAATTAAACCAAGTCATAATTAACCTACCTTCTTTTCAGTTCTTCTATCTACATTATTATTTGCAGCCGCTGCTGGTAATCCTGTATGCCTTTTAGGTGGCCCAACAGACATTTTAGCTGTTGAAGCACCACCACCACTTGAAGCGCCTTCACCTGCCATCATTTGGCCCATTTGACTAGCATCTACATTAGTGCCAGCATAAGGATCACTTTCTATTTTTTGATCTTTATCTAATTTTGGTTGTGATTCTTCAACATATGCTTTCTTATAAATAAAGTTTCCATCTTCATCCATATCCACATCAAAACCTAAATTTTTAATTTGACCAGCAAGATTAACTTCAAGTTCTCTTCTTCTTAGTTGAGCCAATTCATCTTCTTCTTCTGAACGTGGTAATTGTAATTCCCAATCAGTAATACCAAATTGTTTTGTAACATAAGGGAACATATATTTATTATAAACATTCTGAGCCATTTCAACAGCCCTATTAGTAACAAGGATTTGCATACCTTCATTATTTAATCCTCCGCTTGTTGAGGTATCGCTCATAAATATCTTACTTACACCAAAAAATGCAGAAATTCTATCTCTAAGATCATCTTTAACTGCAATATAGTCCATTTCTTTTAAAGTGTTCATAAAAGGAACCCACTCAACAGAACCACGATTATTTCCTTCTGTTTCAATACCCATTATCGGTATATAGTGTGGATCTTTTTCTAATTTTTCTTTTACCCCTTTCCAGTATCTAACAAGAGATTCCATGTTATTTGTTTGTACTGCTAATACCCCTCTTGGTGTACGGCTTTTACTATAACTTGTATTAATATAATTTTCCATAGCAATAAGGGTTGTTATATTATTCCATAGTGTAAGAATAGGAGGGCTACCATATAATCGTGAAGGGCTATATTTACTAAAATGTACTACCTCTCCTTCAATATAATATTGATCGACTCCATGTACTTTATTAATATAATGTATTGGTTGAGCTTTACCTCCACATTGATCACATCTTTCTTCAGATTCATCTGTTATAAAATCTCTACATGAAATACAGGTAAATCTAGTTTGTCCTCTTTCACCGAATTCATCTGTTTCTATAAACATTGTTATAGGATCTCCTCTAATGATTTCTTTTACTTTCCACATTACAGTTTCGCCATCACCGTCAATATAATACTCTTTAATAAATATTAAATAAGCATCATCAACTACATTTAAATCATCTTCTAATTCCTTTAACACGTCTATAAATAACTGTAGGCCAGAATTAACAGAACCCTCAAAGAAATCTTGTGCATATAATTTTTGTCTTTTATCAGGTTTTCTTAAATTAGAACTACCGCAAAAACAAGTATCAATTTCCTTTTGATATTCTTCACCACAATCAACACACTTTACAGAAAACTTTTTTGACCAAATATATCCTCTTCTAAATATTTCATTTTTTAATTGAACTAAACAAGTTCTAGTAATTGTAGAAAGTTTGGCTATTTGAAATAACATTGGGCCAGCTAAATATTGAGGATGAGAAGCTTCTTGAATACCCAAATTATATATATCTTTATCTAAAGGTAAAGGCGTCTTACGCTTTAATAAACCTCTAAACATATCTCTTACTCCCATATTATTCATCTCCTAATATAACCCATTTATTATTTTGATTACCGGAACTAGCAACATAATCTAGTACTTTAAACTTTTTAAGATCTTTTAATTGCCTACTAATTAATTGGTGCCAATGACTTCCTATTCTATCTATATCTTTATTTGGGTAATCTCTTTCCCATCTTCTTTGAACTTCATCTCTTATTTCTTTTATTATAAAAGATTCTTTATTATCACGTTTCCAATTATTTATTATGCTTTCTACATACATTTTAATTTTAATAGAATCAGCAACTTTTATTATTGAATCCATTTCATCCATTAAACCTAGTTTACAATTTTTTCTATACTTAGTAATATCATCTAAAGTAATATCATATTTATCTAATTCTTTTGTAGAAGCGGCATCTTTCCAATTTTCATATTTTATGATTTTAAATATTTCTTGTATTCTTGGTTTAGCCCAATCTTCTTTCTTAAAATTTCTTTTGATTCTAATACATTCCATAACAAGGTCAGCCTGTGGCCCCTTCATTTTTAGGTAGTGTGCCGACTTAGATAAAAGTTCCTCTATATCATTCATACTGTAAAAATTTAATCTATTAGTTGTTCTATTAGTTTCATTATATCCTGGTTGATCAAGATGTAGCTTACCAACTTTTAGTTCTTTATGCAATTCTTTAACAAAAGCTTTTCCTCTATCACCTGTGGCAACAATACCTAACCTTGGAGATCCCTTACTATCCATAGTAATAAAACCATCTGAATCTAATACTCCAGCTACATATGAATAAATATCCTTTTTAATTTCATCAGAAAATAAGTAATATTTTCTATCAATAATAGTAGCTCCCTTGGATCTTAACATTTTTGAAATCATTTGTGTTGATGTCTGTCTTTTTATTTTATTAGATAATAAATTATGTATATCCTTAACATCTTTACCTGGATATTCACAAACTGTTTTGATAACCTCTTCTTTAATTATTTCTTTTTTATCCTTTCTTAAAGATTGGTGAGCTACATTTTTTACTATACCATTAAAATCTTTTTTATGACCTTTCATCATTAAAGACAAATCTGAATATTTCCTACCATAATCTATAGATTTTCTATTAAGATTACATTCCCAATATTCACATAATGAATCTATAAGTTTAGCTCTTGTATGTTCATCTTTAATATTGTCAATTTTTTCTAATTTTCTTTCTGTTAAACTCATATCTTTTAATGGTTTTTGATAAGATTTTAACCAATAAATACTATCTATAGATTTTTGGATATGTTCTTGATAGCCAGAAATAAGGTGGTCTATTGTTTTAGATATTTTTAATCTTTGCTTACCTTTAAACTTACGCCTCATATAGCGTAAATCTTTAATAAGTTCTGGTAAAGTTTGTTCTCCTATTAAAGGGGAATCTGGGAATACAGGCATGGCCTTTTTAGCATCTGTTAAACTCATTTTAAATTCAGTTGATATATTTTTAATCATATCAAAATCACTTCCTAATGGTTGATCAAATATCCATGCTGCTAATTTTTCTTCATTAGGTTTGAGTACTTCTATGATTTTATCTCTAGCTTCATTAGTTTCCTCATTTTCTTTCTCTTCTTCACCTTGTTGATTTTTAAAATTATTCAACGCTGCTTCTAGAGCTGCTTTTGCATCTTCTGCTTTTCTAAAAATTGATTCCAGTAAAAGCACCCCCTATTCTTGGTAAACTTGTTGTTGGAGTATTTAATAATCCTAAATCTTCAATATCAATAAAAGCGTCTGAGAATGTTTTAGTTGCATGGTTTGCTAATGCTAATGCTATCACTATATCATCGTGCGCTCCTACGCCTTCAATCTTTCCATTATAAGAAATACCAAAGGTAGACAATTCATCAATAATAGTATTAGTAACTCTTCTAGATTCTTCATTTCCTCTAGGAAATTTAATCTTATGATTTTCAATATTCATTTGTAAATTTAAAATAATTTCTTCTTTCTTTTTTCTAGACATGGTAAACTCCTTAACCGGATAATCTGTAATATCTTTTAATTCCATAGCAAAAGACTTTGCAAAAGTATTTGTTTCTATCATAACAATTTCAGGATCAAACTTTCTACATAACCCTATCATCATATTTATATGAGAACGAAAATCTAAATCTTTTTCTCTAACCATATGTACTATTCTTTTATTCATTTGTTCATCTATTTCAAGTACCATCATTACAGTATAATCACCATCAATAGATAAACTAGGATCATAACCAATATAATATCTATATTCACCCTCTCTTCTCCCATGTCTTAATATTGATTCATCATCATAACAATTTTTAATATGTTCTGGATCAAACAACATTGTGCCCGTACTAATAGGCACACATAAATACTCTCTCGTAAATTTCAAAGAACCTATTTCTTGCTTACGTTTATTTAAAGCAGCTTTAGGCCATCTTTCGGGCCATAAGGGTTCATTGGATTGATCTAAGGCCGCATAAGTATTAAGAGTGTAGGCTTCATTCTCAGCCAATTGTGAAAATATATCTGTATAAGTGAATGGAGTACCTATCATTCGCAAGGAAGCTGTATGATGCAGGGTTGGTATCATATCGCCCCAAAACCAGTCTGTAACACGCTGTATGGCCGCTACTGAGAAGTCTTTGAGAGGGTCGTCAATTACGATTTCTTGGGGATGCAAACCCCTAATTTGAGAACCTATTGAACGCTCTTTTATATTATTTCCATTAGTCAAGTGCATATCTCCCACTGCCCATCCACCTTTAGGTTTAAAGCGTTTTAGACAAGGAATATCATTAAAATATCTATCTATCTCTTTCATGTGTACCATCGTTTGTTTATGATTAGAAGAGATATAAACAATTTGATAAGGGGGTTCTTGAAAACATAATTGATAAACACACCAAGCATGAAAAAAGACTGATTTACCATGATCTCTTGAGCATATAATAACTGTGCGTTTTGTTTTATATACAAAATCTAGCCATTCTTTATGGAACCATGCTAATTGATAACCTAATACCTTTTCAAAAAAATAAGGGAAATTTCCCTCAGACATTTTTAAGTCCATTTCTTGAATTATATTTGTAGTCATTCTTCTTCCCCCAATTTCTCACCAAAACTCATTACTTCTTTTATTTGTTCTTCTGTTAACTTTAATTTGTTATCTCGTCTAATCGCAATTTGCATTAGTATTCCTCCAACATTTGCTATTGCTGTTTTAATAAATGGGGCATTTCCTGGCAAATCAACACCTGTGAAATACAACGAAGTGGCTCGTATAGGAGCCCCTATCTTCCAGAATTGTATGCGTTCATATAAATTCATAAAAAAACGTGCCATATCATTTAACCTTTTTTGACTTCTTTCGTATTTTTCCGTTTCAAGCTTTGCTTCCTCTCTAAGAGTTCTAGGTTGTTTTCTTATCATTGTATTAAATATTCTATCAAACGAAGCATTTTTAGTATCATCTTCTTCAGGTTTTAATACAGGTTTAATAAAATAAGCATCTTTCTTTTTATATTCAGTGATTACATCATCTGGTATATCTGGATGATCTTTAATATTAGTATCGTAGCGCCCCGCATCTACTACCTTAGCTGCCCATTTTTCCACTGGCATATTTTTAACATTTATACCAACAATAGAAGGTTTATTTATTACTTCTAATGCATCTGCTCTTGCTCTTAATAATAATGTAGTTAAACCACTTGGTTGATAATTTGGTGCTACATGTGTGCCTAAAGCAGTAGTATAAGTTTCATGTTCACCCCAGCCTACTTTAGCAATATAACCTCCATTATCCTTTCTAATATATACTATATAATCACCATCTATTTTACCAGCTTCACTAAGATTTTCTCTTATAGATCTTAGTCTATATTTATTTTTTAACCCTGCTTGTTTATTTAATTCTGGATTACCAAAAGTATTATCATATATTTTATTTAGACCTTCTTCATTTGTTTTACGTACTTCATACTGAATTTTTTCTTGAGTCTTAGGGTGTATAAAGTGTGCCATAATAATCACTGCCATTCTACTCTAAATTCATAACTAAATATTAAACCTGTTAATTCTTCTTGTCTATAAGGATATTCTTCAAATAATATAATCATTCTATTAATAAATGTTATTATGTCTTTATCTGTTTTCATTCGATTAATTATTGCTATTATTTCTTTAGAAGTTTGCATTACATTTTTACTTGCTTCTGTAACCACATTTTCTATTGGCCATAATTGAAAATCTAACAAATCCTCTTGAGCATATTTTCTTACTAATATAACCAAATCCTCTTTTAATATATCTATTGGTAATTCTTCTTTATTCATCTAAATAACCCCTTAATCTTATAAATTATTTCCTCTGAAAGGCCCATGCTTTTAGCAATTTTATCATAAGATTCTTGTTTAGTTAAAACTTCTTCTATTTCTTTTACTAATATACTTAAATCATCTTTATCTTTAATTTTCTTAATTACATAATCAACATCTTCAAAATCATCTATTTCTAAATATCCTTTGTGAATTTCCATTTCATTTAATTCACGCAAGGTATCATAAACATTTAACATAGACTTTTGTATTTCTCTTACTATGTCTTTTACTTCTGATCTATTTAATTCATTTTTAAGTACTTTAACAGCTTTTATAATATGATTATTTTCTGATTCAGCTTTCGCAATCAATGATTCATAAACAGGATTAACTAATAAACTATATAGATTTTCTATATCAAAATCACTCTGTTCGTATCGTTGCATATAATAACTTAATTTATGACCTTCCCATGTTTCATTTTCTAAGTTTTCAGGATTTAAATCTGCTTCTGCATAATCGTATAATATGGCACCAAATAATATTTCATATTTATCTATTATTTCTCTTAATATTGAATCCCCATCAAAATTAGTTTCTTTAGATAAACCACCATATAATTTTAATAAACCTTCTAAAGCACCTGAAGCCTTTTCAGCAAATAACTCACTATAATCTAATTCAGTTCCCTTTCTTAACTCTTTAAAAAATCTTGTTATTTTATTAACATCTTTAGCATGTAAGGTTACAACTTCATCTTTTAATAAACTCTTTATTAATAAATTATTATAACTCTTATCTAATTGAACTCTAACTTTGTTATATGATGATGATAAAGCAAATTCTGGTAAATCATCTAAAGCTACTTGATTACTACCCAATGGTGCAAAATAATAATCTTGCAACGCTACTAATACATTAGGTATAGCTTTAATTAATTTTACATTAACTTCACCTATTTGAGAAGGTTTTTCAATAAACGTGGGTGAAGTAAAAGCAACAGTACTCTTTGCTTGTTTTTGTCCACCTTTAGGTCTAGCTAAAGGAAGCCTAGTTGTTTTACTCGAAATTTCTAACATTTGGTACATAGTATCCATAAATTTAATTGTTTCTTTATTAAGAAAATTTACTGCTGATTTATATTTTAATCCCTTAATTTGTATATTAGATGCGTTATCTCCAATATCAACATATTGTACTCCTATCTCTTTTTTATTAGCTGTATGTAATGCTATTTCAATTGCTCTAACATTAGAAGGATCATCAATAAGATGCATGTAAAAGGGCGGTTGATTTGCTATTTGATCAGCAACCTTATATAATTTCATAAATCTATTAATATGTTTTAGATGTAATTTTTGGATTTCTTCTCTATCATCATAATCATATAAATTTACAATTTCAGTGACCGCTTTTTCAATAATATTTTCATCTATTCTTATAAGTTTAGAATGTTTTGCTAATAATATTGCAAAATAAGGATCTACTTCATCAAATGATTCCAATTCTGATAATCTAGATTCAGCTAAACTTTGGCTTAATGCTTCTTCTGATTCATAAGTCTGTGAGTCAGGAATTGATGCTAATTCTTGAGGTAGTTCTTTTTCTTCTCCTTCTTCTTTAGTACTTTCTTCTAAATGTATATTAGAAGTAGTCCTTTTTGAATAAGGTTTTAATTTTGTTGGTATATTAGATTCACCAGAAAATTCTAAATAAGAAGTAATTAAGTACTTTACTTTATCTTCCTCTGTATTAGCAGGTGATTTAATAATAGGCATATTTAAAATATAATTAGGAATAATAACTTCATTAGCTTTTAAAGTTTCACTAATTTCTTCAATTTGGTCTCTTATTTCTTTAGGAATTTCTGAACTACCACCTTGTCCTAAAGTTAACGTGCCCCCACTTAATCTATCCATTGTAAATGTTGATAACCACGCTTGTTCCATGCTAGAAAAAGCGTCAATTAATTGTTTATATTTTTTATCAACGCTTTTCCAATATTCATAAAATTGTTCTCTTGTAGGCCCTTCTATTAATTCAATATCAGATATATCACCAAATAATTTAGATATATTTTGTATATTAACCTTAGATGTGCTTCTAGTTGCAGTTATATCTAATTCATTTAATATATTTAACAACATATCAATATTATTTATATCCATTTCATTAAAAGGTTTATCCTGTTCACCTGTTGATATAGCAGGTGTATTTTCTTTAGACTCTTCTAAAAAAGCTATAGTTTGTTCTAATGTTTCTGGCTTTAACATAGCAGCAACGGGCCTGATATCACTTCTTTTTAAACTATGTATATGTTTTGATCTAGCATCTGTATCATTTCTAGTAGGATAATTAGATATGTTAAAACGTGACATTAAGGTAGAACGCGGATCATAAAACTCTTGTCTAGTAATTCTATTTTCCTGGGCATTTCTAATATATCTATATAGTGCTCTAGAATCTATGTCGATGTCTAATTCTTCAATTAATTCATTAATATCTTCTCTAGTTATAAGAGTCAATTCCTTTATTTCTTCCTCTATTTGTTCTTGAATTTCAGGAGATAAATTCTCTATATTAAATTGTTTTAATATTATCATTCTTCTTCCTCCTCTATTGGTACTAAGTAACCATGCGCTATTAATGCTCCTCTAACTGTCGTTCTTTTTGCTTTAGGGTGGCCCTTTTTAGTTTTACCTAAACTAATTAATTTTATTTTAATTCCAGGAGTTGAACCAGCTCCCTCATTAGAAGTATTGGCTGCCACAGTATTTAACATTTCCCTAATAATATCTTGTAAAGAAGCCCTAATACCTTCTGTAGCATTACTAATATCATCTTCTATTGATTTTATATTTGATTCAAGTGAAGGTAATACTCCTGCTAAATTTTCCTTTTCATTAGTATCTAATTTTAATAATAAATTAACCCTTCTTTTTAAAGCTCTTCCTGCTACACCTTTTTCTATATTTTTTGGAAAATCTTCTATAATAGCTTTAGACAACTTAGTTCTTGTTGTCTTACTTTTATTTAATATTTTTTCATGGATGGTTAACCATGTTGCAAATGCTTTAGGGAAAGCATCAGGATCAGTAGTATTAAATTGACTAACATCAGCAATATAATCTTCAGTTCCTTCAGGTTCAAAGAAATCAGACATATGCCTACGATACTCTTCTTTAGAACGAGTATTTGCGAAGGTAATTAACATTTCTTGAGCTAAGTTTTTTACTAAATCATTTTCAATATTATTAATAAAATCACTAGTATCTAATTCTATATTAGAAACACTTAAAGACTCTACTAGTGATTCATCTATTGACAAACCTTCTTCTTCTAACGCACTAGTTAATTCTTCAGATGAAACCTTTTTACCCTTAAATCTATCAAATAATTTACTATAGGTAGTCACCCATTCTCTATAATCTTCTGATTTATCTGAATCTGCTGATTTCATTCCTTCTGTAGCAGCCTTATGTCTTTTAACAGTTTCATCTTTAATTACTTGTTGTAAACTAAGCAGTCTATTAGAATCCTTAATACTAAATTCTTTGGTTTCACCATATTCATTTTTTAATTCTTCAAGTCTATTAGAATCACTTTCATTTAAATTATTTTTACTGCTTAATTTATTATATTCTGAAATATCTCGTTCCTTATTTTTTAAATTTCTAATTTCATTTTGATTGTTAGTATATTTATCTTGAGTTATTAACTCTTGACCCCAAATACTAGGATTAGATCGAGATGAAGTATGTTGTATAATTTTATTTTGAGCCCATGCTCTTTTAGGTTGAGAACCTTTCATAGTTCCTGTTCCTCTTAAATTCATTGTAAATTGTCTAATTTTTAAACTTGTATTTCTTGGCTCTTTGTATAATAACATTAAATATTCTAAAGCACGAGGTTTATCTTTCCATAAAAATAGTGGATTATCTTGAGTCATTAATGTTTTATCTTTAATCAAGTATTTTAAAATAGATCTTAATACTTCAACTTCTCTAAAAGTCATTAAAGCTTTTTCTGCTGAATCACTAATTTTATATGGCACATTCTGTGAAGTAATAGTTTCAGATGCCCAATCTGGAACAGTCTTATCTTCTGTTAGATTTAAAACGGTTCTAATTCTATTTACTACTCTTTGTTCTGCACTTCTTTTTATAGTGTTAAAGGCTTCTTGTTCTGCTTCATTATTCCTATTCTCAATAAGTTCTATTATTTTATTTGGCTTTAACCATTTTCTAAAAAAAGAGTTTGTTTCTAAAGTATCATGTTGAGGGCTTATTTTCTTTGAAGAGGTTACTCCAAAATCAGTAATAAAGGCAAACTTTCTAGCATCTGTTTCAGATTTACTAGAAATAAAATCTTGATACATTTTATTTAAAACAGACACTACATATTCTTTTTCAGATTGATTATTTTTAGGAGCTATTATATCATTAAAGGGTTGTAATTTTTTAAGACTAGGTAGCCTTTCATAAAATTTATTATAAATTTTGCGGGCCTTTTTAATTCTTTTTTCCACTTCATCTATATCATCAAGACGACCAATTAGACTTGATAAAAATCCATGGTTTGATTCACCAGATTCTTTATAGTTTTCTATTGCAGTTTCTATACCATTTAACATTAGATCTAACGATTGTAAACTAGCTCTTGCTGAATTAGTTAATTTACCATTTTCCAATATATCGCTAAATTGTTCTATTGGTATATCATATCTATCTAATTCATTATTTTCAATAATATCTTGCCAATCTACTTTACTAGGGAAAGTAATTTGTTTTAAGATTGTCCACCATGATTTTTGTATATTATCAAGACTTATATTATTTATAGATAAACTCTTTAAATATCCTGGAACTACCCAGTGTTGAATCTCAGCTTTAATCTTATCAAAATTTAGGCTATTTTTCTTTTTAGAAGAATATTTTTCCAATCTTTCTAATTGTATTAATAGTTTTTCACCAGCAGCTACTAAAGAAGGAATATCATTAGTAGTAAGATCAATTCTATTTAAATTCTTTTTTACTTTATTTTGTTTGCTTTTAGAAAAAATATCAATTTTATCTATAATTTTATTTTTAATCTTTTCTAAATGAACACTATAATCTTTTTTACCATCTATTTCTGATATTATTTCTTTTTGAGATTCTTTAGGTTCTACTATTTCTTCTTCTTCTAAAATACCTGTATCTACATATCTATTTGCAGTACGATGCATTTCATATTTTTTATGTTGGTATTCTCTAGTCATAGTTAAGACTTTCAATTTCCATGAACTTATCTTTTTTATTTTGTCACCTGTCATTTTTATTCTAGGTTCTACTCTATACACAATTACTCCGTATATACCTTCGTTTGATTTTACATCATTATAAAAAGAATTTCTCATAAGGTACCCTTGTGTCGCCCTAACACCTAAAGTTTCATCTTTAATTTTTTCAATAATATGTTCTGCCATTTTTTGTATGCCGGATGTTAAAAATTTTGCACCCCCTGGATGAATAGGGTGTTGTCTGTTGTGAGGCCAATTTAATCTTTCAAATAAATGTTTTGTGATAGTAACTCTTAAACCACCAATATTAGATATTAAAGGTTTAATGCCTCTATATTTAGGTGGTATATATTTTTGACGTTCTTCTGTTGTTTTAACAACTGTATATCTTAATGAAGTATTCATATTATCACCTACTGTAATTCTTCTTCTATTTCACTTCTAATATTTTCCCAAACATCAGGATATTTATCTAATAAAACTCTTTGTATAATTTCAACTTGTTTTACAATAATAGTTTCTTCTCTTCTATGAATTAATTTACCCTTAAATTCTAATAAATATTTAAGAGATTCTCTAACTTCTTTTGCGAGTTTTGCTAACGCATCTATTTGTTTAAAAGATAAATCAGTTTCATGTAAAAGTTCATCTATTTTATTTCTTATTAATTCTACATTATCTGTTAGTACTCCAATTTCATCCACTTCTCTTTGAGCAATTAATAATGCGGCTGATTTTTGTACTGCAGGTTTTAAATGATTATGAACATGATTTTGAACCCCTTTAATTGACATACCTAAATGTTCAGATAATTCAGAAGTTTTAATATCCCCATTTCTAAGTTTTATTTCATATTCCTCTCTATGAGGTGAGGTGCATAAATTACATTGAGTATTTGGTTGGCTATGATGTCCTGGAGCATGATGATCTAAATGCTTTTTTACTGTATTTGGTTTCCAACCTTGTTCTTTTTCTAAATCAAGAGCATTAGTTTTACCGCTTGATAATACTTCTTCAAATTCTTCGCAATTTTCATGTTGGCAGAATTCACATCTTATTCTTACAATTCTATTCATTTAATTTCCCCTCCTTTTTAGTCCAAATAGGGTTTGCCTGACGCGTTTTATGTATGTAATATTCTTCTCCTGATGACTTTAATGTTCCTGTAAAATTTTCTTTTCTATTGAGTACTCCTGCAATATGATGACCCATATCTCTATTTCCTAAGTAAAAAACTCTTTGGGGATTCATTTCTTCCTTTGCATATTTTATAACTAAATCTCTAATAGAATTATGATGTTTTTCACCACCCTTTAATTTAGTTAATTTAGTATCCATTTCTAAAGAATCCATATATTCTCTTGTAGCCTTTCTTACTAAATTCTGAGGTATTTTTTGTCTTGATCTTTTAATTATTGTCATTTGTTCTGCAATTTTATTTAATTGATCAGCCATTTTAATTAATACCCCTTCTCCATATTCTAATTCAGCAGGAGCTCCTTCTCCTCTAGGTCTAGTAACTTTTGATAAATCTAATCCTGGAATATTTTTCATTAAACTTCTAAGAGCACCAGCACTTTGAGGGAATTTTAATTTTATAGTAAATGTTCCATCAGTTCCTAGAATTTTATTAAAACCATTAACAAACATTAAGTAATCTCTTTCATTAGATCCTGTAATTTCAAAAACTTGTTCTTCAAATTTTTCTCGTAGTCTTGATAATATAATCTTTTTAGATTTACTTTTACCTCCTGGATATATATAAGGATCATTAAGTACTTCTTTTGCAAATTGCGCTATAGTATTTATTTGATGTAAGCCACCTTTAGAACCAGCATGAGTATCAGATATAAATAATAATAAAGGTTCTCCTTCTGGTAATTCTTTAGGGGCATCTCTAGCATCTTTTGCTATTTCTAATAATGATATGACAGCTTGATACATAGGAGGGTTCGCTTTATTTTGAGACTTATTACCCCATTCAGATTCCGCTTCTGGTATTATAACATTAGTATCAATTAATCCTTGTTGTTTTTTCCATTTCATATATTGGACAAATGCTGGTGTTCTATAATGACCATACCAAGGAGAAGTTCTTTTGATAATAGGTTCACCGTCTTCATTTTTGGGTGCTTTAAATTTAGTAACAACATTACTAAATCTAATATTTTGTGGATTAAGATGAGGCTTATTTAATATAGTTTCCATACTAACAATAACCTTATCTAATTTATTAATATCACTTTCAAGCACTACTTCTGAATTTACTAGTTTATCAACTTCTAACATTAAATTACCAAAACCATATTCTATGCTTTCGGGTGGACTTCTTGCGTGTCTAGCTCTTCCATGTTCTTTAATTTGACCTACAACAGTTTTGGGTCTTGTTTCAAAACCAATAATGCCCCACCTTTCTCCTTGATTCCATTCATTATACCATGATTTATATTCGTTTTGAAATTCTCCTTGATCCCAAATAGTATTAATGTTAGAAACATTTTCAATTCTGCTCCTTGATTTTCTTCCCATTATGAATCACCTAATCCTTCACTTAAATTAAGTGTCTCAATATTATTTTTATATATTTGCTGAATAAGACTGTATAACCACTTACTAGCATCATCAATATAATTATTACTAAAGTAAAGTGATTTTAAATTTCTACTATCTACTAAATCTCTATTACATAGAAAGATAATTGTTACATCATTCCGATAATAACTATCGCGCCGAGATGCTTGAAAAGGAAGTAATATTTTAATATTTCTTACTTCTGCTCCTGTATGTGAATTTGCTAAATGTAAAGTAACTAACGTTACTTTTTCTGGATCTGGTGAAATTTCTATTCTACGACGAACAGGAGAATCTTGTTTCTTCTTGCGTGATTCACCCTTGCCATAGTGGCCCAACCTTTCTTTTTGGTATAGTTGTTTTGCTCTAGGCATATTCGGATACAACTTTAAAAATTCTTTAAGACTATCAGAATTTCTTAAAGCAGATTTCAATTGCTTTTCAAACTCCACTTCTATTTTAAGTTCATCAATTAATTGTTGCCAAAGTTGAGGATCATCTTCTTTTGCACCACGAGCAACCTTACGTTTTCTTTCACGAGAGAATTCACTTGTAGCTACCTCGCCAGTTAATAACTCTTGTAAATATTTAGGTTTACCTGAATCTGTAATATTTCCCGATAGAATATTATTCATAGACATATTATTTTCTACAGTATAAGAAATTATTAAATTATCTAAAGTATCTAAAGTTTGTTGCATTGCTCTATCCTCATTAAATTTTTTAGCTATAGTTTTTATATTTCCTATAACCTCCCTATTATTTGTTCCTCTAAAAGTTTTTTTATGAGTTCTAGTATTTTGAGCAGCATCAATAACAGTTCTTTCCCATTTAGCTTTATCAATATCATCTTGATAAAGTTTTATAATATTAAATAAATCCATTATTAATCCCTCCAAGGTGCATCAGCATCTAAGTTCCTATCAGCATCTCTAAATTGAGGAACTTCTTCTTTCTTTGATTCAACACCTCTAGTATTTATATTTGTAAAATTGATTTTACTAAAAACATTACTAAACTCGCCTTCAACATATTTTATATGTAACTTATTTTCATAATTAATTAGAGCCTCTGATAATATTTCAACTACTTCATCTGAAGGAAAATGTCTAGGCATAGTATTACGTATTCTTGTATGTAAATGAGGCAAATATATCGTGATGCCCCTTTCTAATTTATGTTTTAAGCCTTCTTTAGTAAGATTTTCGTTTTCTGAGAAATATACGTGAGCCATTTTAGGGTTTATATATTTATTTAATACTATTTCACCTGATTTTCTTGTTTCGTCGTTAGTAGCCTTTGTGCCTAATGATTTATCCAGTAAATAATGCTTTTTTAGTGAAATCGTAATTGGCATATCTGAATCAACTATTTTAGTAAATTGTTTATGTTTTGACCTTTCTAATTGAGCACCAGTGTTATGAAATAATTTTATAAATCTATCTAATAAAGCAGTATCCCTTTTATCTACTTCAATTCGTTGTAAATTACCAGTTTCATCATATTTCCATTTAGGGGAATCTCCGCGTTGGCGAGATTGAGCTATCTCATTTCTATATACTCTAACCTTCTCTAAAAATTTTCTTATTGCTCTCATTTCATTAGAATTTGTAGTAAATGATATAGTATCATGGCTTTTACCTTCTTTTTTACGTTGAAATACATTAACAGGTACAGGTTCTATCATCATTTTTAATACATCTAAGTCTGGCTCTTTTTTATTTTCTACAGATGAGACAAGCTCCTTTAAACCTTTCATAAATGCATCAATTCCCCTCGACCTTGACAAATCGGGCCTATAATTAATAAAAGCGGTTTCTATTGTTCCCCCTTTATGAGGAGCAGCCATTTTATTAAGTTCATTCATAAATTCAATTTGTAAAGTATGAACCATATCATCATATCTTTTTAACCACATTTCTAGTGCCTTAGTATCATCCTCTACTTTAGGAAAAGTATGAAAGTTATCTACTAAAGTAATTAAACTTTTTTCATAGTAAGGATCTAAAGGTATATTTCCTCTATACTCTCCTAGAGCTTTTTTCATCTGAAGTAAGCGAGTTTTAAACCATTTTTCAAATTCACGAGCAGTTTGAAAATAATCTTCTATATTATCATAGTCTACCCTGCTTTTTGATCCCATTCCATCTGTTTCATAATCCCACGCTTGTTGACTAATTGGATTTTTAATTGCTCTTTCTATATCAATATTAAGATCTTCTGCCCAACCTTTAACATCTTCCCAATATTCTATAACACTCATTAAATCACCCATGCATTATAATTTTATCATATAAATTTTCCATCTTACATATTAAATTTATATCTGTGCTATTATCTATTTCTTTATCTAATGTTTTTAACATTAAATCTTTAACTTGTGGATCTTCTATATCTAATTTATTAATAAAATCAGTTTTATCTACATATTTAAATTTATGCGATAAATCCCAAAAGTGTTTTATTATTTCCTTCATTATCTTCTCCTCCCCATTAATGCGTCTACATTATATTGAGCTACGCCTTCTCCATTTTTCTTAAACATATAATTATTTTCTTCAAGATAATCAAGCACTCTTTTATTTGATTCTTCATTAGTTGGATCCCAAAATCCAAATTTATCTTCTAATACTTTTAATGTGTGTTCTAAGGGATAAATGTGAGGCTCTGGGCGCCTCATTGCGAGTCTAACCGCAGAATTTAATTGAGCCTGCATCTCAGCGTTCTCTTTAGTTATACCTTGAATAGACATTAATGCAGCAACTTTGTCACCTCTTGGTAATATCTTTTTATTATAAATACACTCAGTAGAATGACCACCTCTTCCTAAACCAATAGCTACTTTTGTCCATCTAGGTAATGTTGTTCTTTCACCAAATTGAGGCCCCTTAGAAGTTTCTTCCCATGAAGTAATAAAATCAAATACAACACGAGCCCTCTCTGTTTTCATTTTTTCAAGTTCTATATTCTTCTCATCTGCATCTGTATCTGCTGGAGTACCAAATAAACGTTGTGTTAATAATCCTGCTTTTTCTTTACTGGTCTTTTCTTTAACTTTTATTGTGGCAAAATCATATTCTTCAAATGGTATCCATGTTCCTCTTACATTAACACATACTCCTAATACTCCATGCGCTCCTATTGTATCTACATTTATTAAAAATGAATCTTCATCTTCTACACTTTGCATCCATAAAAGTCCATCGTAATTCCAATATTGAGAGCCTAAACCAACTGTTCCATCAGGCCCCCTCACGCCCCCACCACTTCTAGATTTTAATCTAGGATAAACTATCCATTGTGCTCTCTTACCAAGCATCCTTGTTCCTCCTGATATAAAATTATATACGCCCCTTTCATCGGGGATATGATCAGAATAAAAAGTGTTAGTATGTTTATACCAGCTTAAATCTTTAGGAGCTATGTAAATACCCACTGTTGAAGCGGGGGGTTCAAGATCCTTTGCTCTTAATGCATATTCAATATGTTCTTTACTTGGAAGAGATTTTAATAATATGGGCATTATTTTTTTGAAGTTATCGTTATAATCGTCTAACAGCTTTCTGTAGAAAATGTCATATTGGGCTTTATAATTAACTGAACTGCTTAAAATACTTCGCACTTCAATATCTGATAAACTCGCCATAGAGTATTGGTCTGCAATTGCTACAACGCCAGGGGATGTCAGATGATTTTCTAAAAGAAATAAATCAGCCAATTCATCATTCCTTTCTACTCTATCTTTTGCCCATGCTAATACTTCTTCTAAAGTTTGATTTTTAGGATCTCCTTCTTTAAACGATTGAATAGTTATTGTAAGATCTTTTGGTAATGATTTATATATATGTTCTTTAGCTAGATCCCAAAATTTATTAAAATCAAAGTCTATTTCCCAAACATACAAATATTCTCCGGGCCTATTACCAATGTTTATCATATCTCGGTAAATACCAGTAGTAAAAATTTCAGGATTTTTTTCAAGCCCAAAATTTTTATAACCATGTCTATATAAAGAAACACAGAACGAGTGATTAATTCTTTCAACCAGTTTTTTATATAATTGAGTATGTATCTCTTTTTTATCTTCATCACTAATACTTTCTTTTAAGACAGTCCACCACATACCACTCACCTCAATATTATATATAACCTATACCTTTATTAATAGTTCGCCTACTCTACTGACTTTGCTCAACAAATGGGTGAATTGCATTTCCAGCAAGATATTTTTCAGCGCTTTCGTGAGTAATATATTGCGGTACGAAATCTAATTCTGGCTCATAAAATATATCAAAATCTGGAACTTCATCAGTGCTTAAAAAGGCATCTAAAGTTGATATATTTTTTCTACTAACTTCTTCATTCCTTAAAGATAAAACAATGTTAGCGACTCTATCACCTGTAGGCAATACTTTTCCTTCTATTTGAAAGCACATTTTTATATCAACCTTATCCTTATTTAAATCTTCAAATGTTTTACCATCTCTCATTTCTGATTTAGATCTTTTATAAATTTCTAATTTAGAGAATACCCAGCAATGTGCGAGGTCATCATCATCCCATTGTAGAGGAACCCAATATGTTCTATTACTTATATTCCCTATCACTTTAACTGACGACACACCATAAGCATTATGATCTATAGTGGCTTCTGGGATTTCTTCTATTATACTATCCATAAAACCATGCGCTCTTCTTTCTGGTTTTGTTTCTTCCCAATAGTCTATAATCCAATCTACTACTTCTTGAATTTCTTCATCAATTGAATAATTTAGCGAGCCCATGACGGCATCGCCTATATTAAAAACTTTTTCTTCATAACGCGCTCTAGTAGATGATGTTCTTATTGTATATTCATTAGTGCCAGATTTATTAATACTCACCCCTATTTTATTTGAAGGATCTTCTGTTGCTATTATTGGTGCCATAATAAAATCATAACTAAATATAGCATCTCTTATTTGCCTAAGAATATTACTATCTCTGTCAATGTGATTTTTCCATGCTTCTCTATCTACAGTATCTACAGTATCTGCTTTATTAATATCACTATATTTGCTAACTAAAGTATAAGTCAGGTATCTTATACCCTTTTTTCTTTTTGTATCTTTTGTTACTCTAAAAGGTATATTATTATTTACTTGTTTTACTTTTATAAATGCCACAAGAGTTCTTCCTAAAACATTAACATTTGGAGTAGAAGTATATTGTGGATAATATAAAGAGAAGTGTTCTAGTATATCAGACGAAGTGAAAGTATCTCCAATATTTAATTTTTCTAAAAAATTTATAATCATGCGCCTTGTTTTTTTACCTCTAGACGTCTCGCTTAATTCATGCCAATCGTATTGTATTTTTAATACGGGGTCTCTTCTTACTATAAATACTACTCGTTTTTGCATAGCTCTTTTATGAAGATCCTTGTGTTTAATAAAAATGTTGCGTATAGTACCAGACATATCTCTAGTCTTAATAGATCTTGCTGATGATATAGCTTGACTTTTAGTTAAACCTTCTTTCATTTTAATATTTGTTTGTTCAACTACATATTTTTCAATAACTTCTAATATTTTTGGGTCAGGTTCTATATGTTTATTATACCCTTTCTTATTTTGTATTCCAATACTTTCACCATGAGCCAAACTATCTACTTTTTCAAGTAGAAGTCTTTTAAATAAACTAAAATTAACGGGATTATTACCCCGCTTTTTTAAAATATTTTGCCACATAATTATTCCTCTAAAAATCTATTTATCTCGCCAGTTACCCCTTTTGATCTAAAATTTTCATTGCCTATATTACTACCACCATATATAGGGCTAATAATATTTATTTCTCGCCCATCACTAAATCTATGAGTCATTACTTCCTTATCTTCTTCTTCTGGCATTATATCTACCTCTTCTAAATACCTTCTCATTATTTCTCTTTGTCCATCTTCACCGCCGAGTCTATCTAATAATACTTCTTGATGATTTCTATCATATCTTTCCAATTTAGAAGGAAGAAAATTCCGGCTATGTAAAGTAAAATCGTCTTGTGTTAAATATCTACCTAGATAGTGTTCAAGTAAAGGTATAGAAGGCATATTAACACCTTCACCATCAAAAGTATGTCCTTCATAATTTTGTTTTGGTGTGTTTCTATCTATGGCTTGGTTCCAAACCCTATCTTTAATAGTATATGAATCGTATGCGCGTTGTAATGGAAAATCACGATTAATTCTTTCTAATCTTTCATGTCTTTGAAATTCCATGTAATGAAATCTACCTTGTTTAAGAATACTAAACCAACGCATTTTATTCACCTAATTCTTTAAGTTGTTTTTCTTTATCCTTTAGTTCTGATTCTAAATCTTTAATAGTAGATTTATCAACATCAGCCTTTTTAGCATTTTTAATACTTTCTTTAAGATTGAAGATTTTTTCTTCTAACCATTGTGAAGGGTCTTTAATTATTTTAAACCAACTAATATAATCACCTCATGGCCCCTCTTCTTCATCCCATGAAGAGTCACTACTTGTTTTCTTATAACGGGGTTTTCTCACTTTAGCCTCCCAAGATGCAGGACAATCATTGTTCTTACATTTTTGATATTGGTTTGGATTACTTGGAACAAACATATCTCTACCACATTGTTTGCATTTAGCCGGCACTTTCATATCTTCTGAAGCAAACTCTCTTGCAACAGCCCTTTCATACGGACTAACTTTTAATATATTATACCAATTCATACATTATCACCAAATATCTGATATTGGAGCAATTCTAAATTAGATACAAACGCACCATGAGCATTAATATATCTTGATAAGTATGGCACCATATTTGCAAATACTTCTTTAGATAATTGAATATCATCTGTGTCCATAGCTTCATATAATGGATCAGTTAATTTTTGTAAAGTAGTAACTGCATCTATTATTTCTTTAAATACTTCTTCAAGTTCTTCTTTACCAGCTTCTTTTAATATTTCTTTCCATTTCATGTAATTGCCTCTTTAATATCAGTCATTTTATTCATCTCCAAAAGTAGTTTCTTTTCTATGTTTATCTTTTTCTTCTTTGTGTATAGCTTGATTAATTAATTTTACTATATGTTCTTTAGCTTTTTCACTAGTAGAAATGCCGATTTCATGTCGCCTACTCCATGCTAGTTGTTTTTTATCATACATATTGTCATTATCTACCCACTCATTAAAATCATTAGCAGCTTCTATTAAATAAGTAGGATTAATTTGAAATATTTTACTGGATCCTCCTGGGCCCCATTGATGTAGATTTAAACCTCGTAAATATCTAAGAGGAAAACCAGCTTCTAGTAATACCATTTTAACACTTCTAGCGTATGCCCTACCTTTAATAATATTAAACCAATTCATTCCTCTTCCTCCTCTATCTCTTTTATCTGACTCTCAAATTTTTCACGAGTTATATTACCTCGCTTAAGAGCTCCCCATAATCCTTTAAGTTTTTTATCCTTTATTTGATCTTTATTAAGATAAGGTTTTCTTCTTTGACGCCTATTCTTTTTACGTGGTTTTCTTCTTTTACCGTATTTGCGCTTAAGTATATTTTGCCACATATTATCTAATTCTCCTATATACTCTTCTTAACCTTCCTGAAGGTTTAGGTTTCTCCATTCTATCCACCTTTATCTGATTAAAGCTACCAATCATTGTATTTATTTGTATAGTTGTAGGAGAGGGGGCTTCTATAAATTCAGGTTCAGTACCACTTCTTGATATAACTTTCATATTATAATCTGTACCTTCTGTACCTTCACTACTTTCATATAACTCTGTTTCTTTTCTTCCCCATTTAAATATATCACTGACTGCAAATTCATCTCCGATATTTAAACCATTAATATAATCTTCAATAAGCTTTTTTACAACCTTTTTATATTGAAAAGGCATTTTCTTTGTAATTATATTAAACCACATTATTCTTCCTCACATGTATTACATAATTTCGTTTGACCTTTTGGTGGATTTTTTGGGAAAAGTTTATCCATCTTTTTTTGATGTAATTTTTTATTTTTCTTTCTTTGTGTAATTTCTTTAGATTGTTGTGCAAATTTAGGATTTAATTCTTTTCCTTCCTCTACATTACCTTCTAAATCTTCTTGGACATTATCCGTAAATAACTTTTTCTGATCTTTTTTAATTATATTAAACCACATTAAGCATTCCTCTCTTCTTCTATTGAATAGTATGTTGGTAATACTGAGTTCTTACGTTTTCTACTAGCCATTCGTGAATGAAATTTCACCAAATCTTTTTCACCACTTCTTTTATGCCTCTGCAGCATCATTTGATGAAATCTTCCTTTATCATCATTAGACATATTTTCATATTCTTCTTTACTTGGCGTTGGTGTTCGCAAAGCATGTCGCCACTCTTCTTTTGATTTAGCATCTTCGGGGTTATATGGTGATGTATAATTAGGATTATTTCTCATTCTTCCGCGCTCGATCATGTATCTTTTATCTCTTAGGTTCTGAGCCATCCTATGATGATACTGACTTTTTTCTTCTCTACTAGCGGCATTATATTCTTCTTCTGTCATATCCCATTCTCCATATTGAATATTTCCCATAGGTGTAGTTTGTAATCTTTTTGTTGGTGGGTTTTTATCTTCTTCTATACTAAAAACCGATTCCATAACATTGTTAACAATCCGTTTCCTTTGAGTTTCATGAAAATTTCTTAACTTTTGTAAATCAATTAATTCATTTTGTAAAGTTTCTGGTGCGGCTGCTAAAGGTTGGTGTCTTGCTCTTAATGACTGAAGTTGCCTTTGTAAAGCCGATTTCATTGATAGATGATAATCATGCTTATCCTTATTATCCATTTCATAATACTGTTCTCTTGTTAAAAACTTCCATTGTTGTTTCTTACCCGATTCTGAAAGGTAGGGGTTAGGCATTTTAATTATATTAAACCACATAATATCACATATTTTCCTTTTGCCAATTAGGACGCCTTAGATATTCCCTATAATTAGTTCCTTGTTCTTCATCATCTATTTCTACACTAGGAGTTTCTCGATCAGGCGGCTGCAGACGAGAAGAACTATCTGTCATTTCTCTTTCAATAAAAGCCCAATATCTAGGTTCATTAGTAGCTGGGTCTATTTCTTGTCTAAATTTAATTGGTATTTGAAAAACAAAATCTGCTGACCAAGAATCTCTATCCTGTTTATTAATAAAAACTATATCAAGACCTTCATTACGCCAAAATATTTCTCCACCGAAAGCTTCTGCTGCAGTTGCCATCATTTGTAGCTTATTTACTTTTTTCTTTTTAATATTATCAAACCACATCATAACCACTCCTTAATTTTCTTTAAATCATATACTCTCTTTACCTTTAACATAAATTCTTGCCCTACCACTCGGTTTTTTTACTACCGTAATCCCAAGCCTGTTTAATAAATGACCTAAAGATTTACCGTCTGGACTATATTCTGTAGAATATTCTTGTTGTTCTGGTTTTTCCCAAAACTGTATTATATCTTTCACAGTAAATTCCTCACCGTTAGGTATTTGTTCTAAAAATCTTCTTATTATCTTCTTATTATACCGATATTTTTGTTTTCTAGATATTGGCACACCAATTTTTATTATATCAAACCACATAATTATTCACCTAATTTTATTCTATTACTACATTCTTAAGTTTCATCGCTGCTTGAATAAATGCTTCAATCTTTTGAGAGTGTTGTTCTAAATTTACATTATTAACGTCTTGTTCATGAATTTCATTACTATTTTGTTTTTCTGTAAGATGTGTGTTATAAATTTTAACCGCTTCTCTAAGTTCATTAATCGCATTATCAAAATTTGTATATTTTGTTTCAGACACAATCGTAAATTCCTCCCCATCATAGTCAGTAGTAATATCATCATTAGTTTGAGAAAGAAAGCTATTCCAATCATTATTATTTCCCTCATCCCTAGAAGTTATTGAGTATAATATTGCTCTTTTTATATTGTTAATTCTACTTAGAACATTACCATAAAGTTTGCTTATTTCTCGCCAAATCCAATATTGTGCTTCTGAATCTCTTTTACCTTTACCTCGCCACCTTCTTTTATTAGTCTGATGAAAGCGTATAATATCAGAAATTTCTTTCTTAACCATCGGATTTAACCATTTCATTAAATCTTCATATGCTTTACCCATTGCGTCATAATCAACATTTTCTTCGTTTTTTAATATATCAAACCACATATCATTTCCTCCTAGTATTCAACTCATCCATTATTTCATCAATATTTAATTCAAATGCTTCAGCACTATACATGGTTATTTCATATATACAATAACAAAGGATTGCTGTTAAACCTAAAAAAGATAACATGATAATCATTATTTACCACCACTTTGATTTAATCGCCTTTCCCAGTCCTGTGTTAAATTAAATAAAGCCGTTAATATATTTAATTCTACATCATGTTCTTCACTAAATTCAGTTCGACCTTTTGTAGAATTTATATTTACATTAGTATCATTACCTCTTAAGGTATTCATTCTATTTTCATGAATTCGTACTAATTCCATTGTTATATCCCATATCTCTTGTGTTGATTTTTGATCTATCCTTAAATTTAAACTTCTTTGTTCATGTTCTGTAGCTACCGGATCTTCTGTAATTGCACCTAACTTAGTATAATATTGATCCATTATTTCCATTAGTTCAGTTTCCATTTTATCTCTCAATGGTTCTTCAAAATCAATAGGATCTGGCACATCTTTCTTTATAACTTTAAACCAGCCCATTTTCATCCCCACATTGAATTCCAATCTTTTTTATTACGTGACATTAATACCATAGTTGCTAAAAAATCATTCTTAGGATAATGTTGAAATTGTTTCTTACTATTTGGTGACAAACAAAGCTCACCAATACT